CTGTTTAGTAACCCCAAACAAAGGAACACAACTTGGTGTTCCGGTGTTTTGTAGCGAAACGCCACAATCGCAAAGTGTAGCCATATTTTTATTTTTTTATTTTTTTTTGTTTATAATTATTTTTAATTGCAACATTCCATACATTTATTGAATGGTATTTGGATTTGAATTTCCACTCCGCTTATGTTGTCAGCGAAAATTTGTTTCACAACACCTAAATCGGTTTGAACTTTGCCAAAATTTACATAATCATTTTCTGTAAATCTTAACTCATTATCTAAATTTAGTTGTGAGTAGGCTTTAAGTGATTTGATAAACTCCTTTCTCAAAGATTTCATTTGATTAATAGCATTTGTATAATGGTCACCAGTTAGCCAATTTTTTGGCAAAGCATCTACCATAAAGTAAATAGCACAATCGCTCGTATAATCAACTGTATCCATATCAGAAGCATAATTCTCAGGGCTAAATAAATGTAAATAAATAAAAGGTAATTTGCTATTTGATTGCATTGTCTTAACCAATTCTGCTGAAGTATCCATAAATGTACCATAATAGAAAAAAGGATTTGCCAAATTAAATATTCCTTTAACTGGCAAACTTGAACTTTTAACTGTTATAGAAACATCTTGAACTACTTCTGTAATGGTCAAAGAACTTAGCAACTTACCAAATGTTGCCCATTTTGTATTTTTAGAATTTAACTTATATTTTCCTGAACCTAAAACCTCCACAGAATCAATAACAATTGAAGTATCAATACTATCAATTACTATTTTTAAATGTTGGTTTGTAGTTAAGCCCATGAATTATATTTTTTGTAAATTCCTTTATACGTTGGATAACTTACCTCTTTATTTTTCTCAATATAAGCCTGAATAGCTTTGTATGTTTCAATACATTGATTATATTGGTTTATCAATGTAGAGTAACTCATTGCACTTGGATTGCTTATTGTGCCTTCATTTTGTGTATTGCCTTGAATTGTGTTTGTTTGCGGTTGTGTTCTAACATAGAAAAAGTAAACCCATTTAACCAACATTTGTTTAATACCAATTGAATGGTACTGAACATCGTTAATCTCTTTTACAAATGGGTTAAATATTTCTAAATAAATTGGATTAGTTGGAACACCACTTGATAAATCTAATTCAAACAAATCAAACAACTCAATGCCTAACATTTCATACAACAATCTTTTTTCATTAGTATCAATAGCCAAATTCAACTGAGCAGTAGTATACACATCTGTAGCGATTGCATTTTCGCCACTTGCAAAATCAGAAGTATTTATTATTAATCCCATTGAAATTAAATTAGTTATTTGCTACTAAGAATCCGCTTAATCGGCAACTCATTGTTCCTGAACCAACATAATTTAATCTATAATATCGGTAAGGACTTGAGGTAACAATTAGTATTGCGGTTGATGTTGTTACGTTGGTAACTGACATTGTTGCTGATGAAACATAAGAACTTGAAACAGTTACATAATTTATTCCATCAATTGAACCTTGCAATGTTACTGTTCCGGCTGCTGTTCCGCTTAACTTAGTAACTACTGGTTGAAAAGATACACGTTTGTAAAATGAATTAAGTGTAAATTCAACATAACCACTTCCTGTATTTGTTATCGTATCAGAAGTCAAAGAGTAATTAGATAACATTGTTCTTGCAACTTTGTTATTGTTTACTCCAGCACCCCAAAAGAAACCGCTAACTGTACTTGCTTGTGTGCCTCTACCAACAAAAGCAATTCTATAATAAAATGCTGGATTGAAAGTTTTTACAAATACTTTAGTGTTAGTAGTTTGGTCTGCAATAGAAAGTGAATCTGTAATATCCATTTCGATGTAGTTTGTACCATCGTTTGAATATTGCAAAGTAGCTATTCCATCAGGAGTTCCTGTTCCTTTTGTTACTACAGCTTGAAAACTAACTGCTTCGTAAAAGATAGTTGGTGCAATTGTAACGTAAGTAGTACCAGCATTGGTTAAAGCTGCACCATTGTTTGTCATTGCCACATACTTTGAGGCAGATTGTGAAAACGTTGCGAATGTCAACAACATTAAACACATTGATAAAATTATTTTTTTCATTATTTCACTAATCCTTTAGATGTTAATATTTCTGCTACATTTTTTGATACTTCGACAATCTGTCCAACTTCTAAACCTTTGAAAGCAACAATTACTTCCACATTTACACTGTCAGTAGATTGAGAAAACTCTACCGCCTCAACTGAGGCAGTAGTAGTTTCTTTTTTAGTTTGCTTTCCCATTATTAAGCAGTTTCTAAGGCAGCGATATCAGTTGCAAATGTTCCTTTAACAAAAGCAGTTCTGTCGTTGTTCTTGGTTACTAATGCACCTCTCCATTCTGCAATAATTGTACGCAAGTTTTTTGTCCAATCGTTACCATCTAATCCAATGTTAATCATAACACCTTGCATTTGATATAACACTGATAGATTGAAGTTTCCAACTAAATATGTACCAGCAGTTACTAAAGTAGTTGCAATCATTGGTACACCATCTAAAGTTAATGTGTCACCAATAAAAATTAAACGGTCAATGTATCTTCTATCGGTTGAACTTACTTTGTATAATTTCAATTTAGTAATATCAGATGGGTGCATTAATATTGCATTTGGTGCTTCTTGATTAGCAATTGCAATTTGATTAGCTGCAACAGTTAATACATCAGCCTCATTTGCATTGTCAACTGTTCCAGCAAATGTACCAGCTGCAAAAGCAGAAGCAACTGTTCTGATTCCATTCATGTTTGGAGGTGTGTTGTTTCCGCTATAAGCAGTAGATTCAACATCTAACATTAATAATCTCATTAATTCATTTCTAATTTCGCTTTCAATGAAATCAATATCGTCTAACATTTCAGTGGAAACTTTTATGAATGCAGTTCTTTTAACTACTGCTTGAGAAGCTACTACTAAATCAAAATCAATTTGATTCTTTGTTGTTCCTTCGGCAGTACCACCAGCAGAACCATCTCTATTAGCTTGGTAAACCCAAGATATAATATTTGATGTTGCAGAACCTTTAGCAAACAAATCATACAAACGTATTCTTCTGGTTGCGATTAGGTTTAATCCTGGGATTCTTTGCTCAACAGGAACGTTACCACCACTAATATTAGTTGATTCCAACATTGTATCAGCAGCTTTGAATGAAATCCATCCTGATTCAGTTGCTTTACTTCTATCAACTCCCTTTAACGATTTTAATTGCTCAAGGTTTTCTTCCAATCCTTTTCTAATTGCAGTAGTTTGAGTGGTCAAAGAATTTGCTCTGTTTTCCTTATTAATTTTTTCAATAGCTAAACCGTATTCTTTTAATGCCTTGTTCAACATTTTTAACTGCTCTTTGCCATCTTCTGCTAATTGTGTTTTAAGTGCTTCGATGTCTTCTTTTGTAGCTTTACTTTCAATCTTAGCTTCCAATTCTTTTCTTGTAGCTTCATTTTTTTGATTGTAATACTCAGCCAATTGTTCAGGGTCAGCAGTTTCAATAAACGTTTTTAATTCTTCTCCTTTTAATTCTTTAAATTTTCCTTCTACCATAAAGGCAGGAATAACTGTTGCAATTGTTAAAACTTGACCTATAACAGTTTCGGCATTTTGCGACTTAGAAAAGTCTGCATTATAAACACCAATTCCACAGAATAAAAGGAATAAACCAATTATAACTCTGCTTAGTGTTTGTTTTCTTTTAGCAAAGCCAATCTTCATTTTGTTGGCATTGCTGTTGTTGTAATTTAACTCTTTCATTTTTTTGAGTGTTTGTTTTTAGTTAATAATTAATTTTTTTAGTAATTCACGCTTTCTTTGAAGTGATTTCTCGGCTTCTGTTTTTTGAGTGGAATGTTCCGGCTCAATTTCTTTTGGTATTGTAATATCTAATGTTGGGGTTACATAATTGCTCCCTTTTAAAACTGCTGAACCTTCAATGATTTTTGCTTCTGTAACTGCAAAGAAATAACCCTCTTCATCTGCCTTTTCTTTGTTGGCAACCATTGGATAGTATTTATCCCAATTAGCTTTATCTTCTTGGTATCGTTTGTCGTTTACATTCATACATAAATAAATGTTTACATATCTCATTCCTACTGAATGTTCTTTAACCCAACCATTAATGTATTGGTTGAACATAAATTCGTTCCTATCTTTTAAAATTTCAGCATCAAAAATCAATGCTTCTGTTTCGCCTTGAAGTTTGTCAAATCCTAATTTTTCCCAAGTGTATTTTTTTGTATAAGCATTTATAGTGTCGCTAATTACTTTGTCGAAGTTCATTCTATGTTCTTGCAATAAATAAAAAGTTTTCATTTCGTTTAGCGATTTTTTCCAAATGCCAGGTATGTGACAGTCATCGTGGGAATCAATTATATTAGTAGTGTTAATTACAACTTTTGCTGTGATTATTTCAACATCTTCAGGTAATGATACATCTTTATTTAATTCCTTAATCGTTTGTCCTTCTTTGTATTCAGTTGGCAAAGCATAAGCAACGCAATCAGCGTGTTTAACCATTGACTTTTTTGCATCAATAATCAATTGCTTGTTTCTAAACAAGAAATCAAACTTTTCAGCTTGTGTTTTAAAGGTTGGTATCTTCATTATTTTTTAATTAATTTGCTTTCCAATTTAACTTGTTTTGCTTTTTTTGCTTTTTCAATTTCTTCTTTGCTTAGTTTCTTGCTCATTTCCGTACAAAATTAATTATTATTTATTGAATTATGCAAATATATTTTATTTTGGTTCTTGTTGTTGTGTATTTTGCAAATTATTAATTGGTGTTGTATTGATAATTAATAAATCTGCATTGGGGTCTGTTGATCTTGGTTCGCCCATTTTCTCCCTTACTTCATTGGCTGTGTAAATTCCTTTGTCTTTGAAACTTCCTAAAATATCCGCTTTCTCTTTTAGATTTTCTTGCAAACATTCTACTTTACTGAAGTCTTGTCTCATTCTAACTCTTTGCAATGGAAAATGATTTTTGCAAATAAAATGTGTAAATGCTTCAGATACTTTGTCAGACAAAGGAATTATGCAATTTGTATACATTGCCTTTTCTGCTTCAAGTCTATTGTTGTATGTTTTGTTTGCAGGGTCATTAAATAAACTTGAATCTAATCCTAAGACATTGCATAAAGTTCTTGTTGTTACAACTCCCTTTTCCAATAGTTGCATATCTGCAGGACTTAATCCAATTGGAATGTAAGTTAAATCTTTATTGGTAACTAATACTTGACCAAACTTTTCCGCACCACCCATTCTGTTTCTCATTTCATCGTTTACAATGTCTGCCTCATCTGGTGTCATTGCATTGTTTGATTTATCAGATACTAATCCACTTATTCCTTTGTTGCCTAAAATTGAAGCATCTGCAATCCATCTTTGGTTACCAACTTCAACCACTCTACTTGCAACTTCAATTGGGCTTAATCCATAATCGTATCTCTGTAAATTTGGATTAAAAAATTTGATGTGTTCTATTTCGCTTTTCTTATAAATTCTTGAGGTAGAACCAAAACTAAATTGGAACTCTAACTCAGGAATAAAAAAACTTGAATTTCTATTTAAGATGTTTATTGCTTGACTTGGCAAAATATCCAATTCTTCGATTAATGTTGAATTTATTTGGGTGTTGCCTACTAAATAACTATTGCCAGTAATTAATAAATAGATTAAAACTTGTTCTTCTATGTCATTCCAAGTGTAACCTTTGCTTATATTAGGCTCAGACATTAATTCATGGATGGTTGTATCTTCAATTACTTTCCAATTTCCGCTTGCTTGTTGTTTTTCTACTATCCATGGGATTGACTTTGAAATGTCAACAATCTTTTTTATAATTGCGTAAACATCAACATTCGTTAAATAGCCTTCATTTACTTGTACATTGCTTGAGTTATTCCAATTCAAAGGAATAAATCCACCCATTAATTGCCAAAGCAAGTTTCTATTTTGCGTAGTCAAAGGAATCCTTTGTCCATTTACTGTTTTGTTGATTGCGAAAACTGCTTTTTGTAATAAGTTCACACGAAATAAATTATTATTTTATGCAAATTTATAAATTAATTATTGATTATTACAAATTTATCTTTTCATTCCTCCAATTGCTAAGGTATTTGCCGGGCAAAGATATTGAAATACATACCTTGCTGGGTCAATTTGATGGTTAAAATCATCAATTGGCATTTGTGCTTTTCTATCGTGCCAAACATAATTTCTTAATTCTTTTATTAGATTGGTAGAGTTTTCATCAATAATCATTTCATAATCTTGCATTCCTTTGATGCCATTCCGAATTGAATCTCTGCCTTTTATTGCTGGAATTATATTAAAGCCTTTTGCTCTTATGTCGTTTATGGTTCTTGGGTCAGCTGAATCTGCAACAATTAAATCACGCTTATTGGTTACAGACAAATCAATTAATTCAATCAATTGGGCTGTTGAATTTCCTTTTTTGTAAAATATTTCTTGCAAATAAATTAGTTTTCTTTTTTTGTCTATTGCAACTTTTACCATAGAATCTGGGTCATTGCTAAATCCAAAATCCAAACCATAAACATAAGGCATTGATTGTTCAAATTTGCCAAGTTTCCAGTTTTGAAAAATTGAACCTTGTAGTGTTCCAATTTCACCATCAATGTAAACTCTGCACCAATTAGCCCAATATTCAGAAGTTTTAGCTTTCTCAATCTTAATCATTAATTCACTAAATATTTCTGGGGGTATTGCTTCATTGTCTTTGTATGTCAACAACAAAAACTCTGAATCCGGTTCTTTTAATGTTTCGGAGTGTACCCAAAACTCATTATCGGGGTTGTAGTCAATCCAAATTTCATTAGAACGTACCATCAAAGCATCGGCAATCTCAAATTCAATGTGATTGGCTTCGTTTAAAAAAAGAACATCTCTTTTACCAGCTGCTTTAGCTTTACCAACTGAGTCAAAAGCGGTGAACTGAATTAAAGCACCATTGGTAAATCTATACTCCATGGGGTTTGACCTCCAGCCATCTTGCCTCCATCGCCCTGTTTCCATCATTACATCGGCGAAAATTCTTACTGCTCCATTTCTTACTGCTGGAATTGATTCAGCGCAAACAGTTATAATATGTCTTGGATTTTTTGTTGCGTAGTCTATAAGTATTGGAATGATGCCAAATGTCTTACCTGCACTTGTCCCTCCTTGTATAACTTTTTTGCGGCTTTTTAATTTAAGTAATTTATTTATTGCCGTTGTTCTTTGAAACATTTTAATTTACAACAAAACTATTTTTTATCCTCAGGAAATAATGGCTGTTCAATATTCGTTTGTTCTACTTTTTCAATTAAGTTATTTAATCTCTGTGTAATACTTGGATTGTATATTCCAACCATACCTCCTGAAATTTGGTCATCTTGAATATTTCGCTTTATGCGTGAACAGATACGGATAAAATCTTTGTATCTATTTTCTTTATTTTCAAAATAATCTGTAACATCTGTGATTATATCATTGTCATCTAAATAGTTTTGAAAACCAACCATTGTCAAGGGTTTTTCCTTTTCTCGCCAAACCACATCACCATCCTTACCAACATAATCTTGTACTTTTATTGGATTCTCTTTTACTTGTGTTTTGTATTTAAAAAATAAATCCCAAAGAATTAAAGGGGTTTCAATATTTTTTTTTCTTCCAGGTGCCATTGTGCAAATATACAAATTATTTAATTGTCAAATTAGTTTCCCAAACTTTTAAAATTTCTTTTGCCTTCGCCCTAAAGATTGCAATCTTGGAATTAGGCACTCTAATAAGTACGGGAGTTGTTGGCTCACCGTACTTGAATTTAGGGCCAGCGTTTAACCGTGTGCCTCCGCTTTGTTTTTTAGTTTTTATGCTTGACTCCATAATTTATCTCTCAATTTTATTTGCCCTACTAACCAGCGCTTATATTCAAATGAAAATATTTGACCTGCTGATGAATTTTGTTTGTATACTTTTATTAACCCGTTTACTTTTAAAGTTTGTTCTCTTGCTTTTTCTCTTGTTGTCATAGTTTCTATTTTTTTTGATTGTTATTTCTTTGACAAATGTACATGTATTATTTATTTCTGCAATACGCAATCAAAAATATTTTACTTATTTTTTATAACTTGCTCAAAATCAAATCAATTATTTTTGTTTACCCCTGTTTTTTGTCAGTTTATAACCTTACTTTTTTTATTTGTTTGTCAGTTTGTTAAAAGGCATCGTTGGATAAATTGTTAAATGAATTGTTTACTGGCAATGGATTGTTTTTTGTTTCAATCGGTTGTTTGTAAGAATCTTCAAGGTCGTAAAACTTAGTGTAAGTTCCATTCCATCCAATAGGCAATTTGCAGGTGCTGCCATTGCGGTGCTTTTCAATCATTATTAATGCCTTGCCTTCTGTTGAATTGCCTTCTGAATCGTGAAAAATATTATAATACTCAGGTCTATAAAGAAAAATAACCATGTCGGCATCTTGCTCAATATTTCCTGAATCTCTTAAATCTGAAAGTTGAGGTATCTTTTCTG